CTGTTACTTGCCGCGCTCAAAGGGCCGGGGCCAAAAGCATTAGTAGCCCATGCTTTAAACGTATACGCCGTGCCATTAGATAAGCCGTTTACTGTAATAGGAGAAGATGCGCCAGTCCCAATCAACCCACCCGGAGTCGAGACAACCGCGTATCCAGTAATAGCCCCACCACCTATATCAGCAGGTGCGGTAAAAGTTACAGATGCCTGTGCATTTCCCGCCGTAGCAGTTCCAATTGTAGGAGCGTTAGCAACCTTCAGGGCGTTGTACCCCGGTAAAACAATACCAGCTTGATAGCGCATCGACATGGGTTACCCCCGATTAAGAAGCGATAGATTCGTAGCTAATAGTATATGAGATAGCAGAGCTTGTACCGCTAGTCACAACGATGGATTGGTTCTCCATCAAATAAATAGCCGTTGTTTTATCTACAGCAATCAGTGACGCATTAGCTGGAACAGACACTGCTGATACAACTGGAAAATCTGTACCAGCGCCAGCAGCGGCGTTGTCAATGCTCACTGTGACGTTAGCCGCAGAGCCTGTGACGTTTGCGCACACGATCTGATTGATCTTGTAGACCAGACCAGAAGATGCTGCATTTGACAACAGCACGTTGGCTGTAGTGTTAGCTGGTGCAAGAAAGGTTGTCGTGCCATAAATGGCGGTGACGTTGACAATATTTGGATTGGCCATTTATAGCTCCTTAGAAACCGAAAACAATTGCAAAAGAAATAGACTTACCAGCGGTAACGCCACCACCAGCAGCGGCAATAGTTTGGTTTGGCCATGCACCTGTGATGGTGATGTTTGACCCTTGAACCAAACTTGGAGTTGCTGTGGCTGTGCCACCATTTGCTACTGGAAGAATACCAGAAACATCAGTGGTAAGAACAACGGGGTTACTGACAATCTTTACAAAGTCAGAACCGTTCCACGCCACTAAGGCGCGAACGCCAGAAGCAACCGTTACGCCAGCCGTTGGGCCAGAGCCGCGAATAACAATAGAGCCAGTGCCAGCATTGATGACCAAATAGGCTTTGCTCTGGGCTGGAGCAGTAATGTTCCGAGTGGTTGCGCCGTTACTGGCTGTCCACAAAATGATGGCATTACGTGCTTGGTTAGCCGCGCCGTTGGTCGTTGAAAGAGTTACATCCGCATCGGCTGAAAGCGTAGTCGTACCAGCAACCGCTGAATCAATTAGGCTCGTGATAGAGTCATTGACTGTTGTACCCCACGTACCAGACAAGTCTCCCGTAGTCGGCAGGGCCAGACCAAGGAGAGGGGAGAAATTGGTTACTGCCATATCGTTCCTTTAAATAGCCAGAATCCGCATTGCTTGCGCATACGCTTTTGAGGCCGCTGTGGATGTTTGGAATGTAGGAGCTACACCCGTACCGTTTGATGTAAGCAACTGACCCGCTGTACCCTCATTAGTAGAAGCTACAGCGTACTCTGATGGGTACGTTACAAACACATCTTTTGTACCGGCTGAGAAGGATAGAGCCGACGGTTGTGTTCCTGCACTATTAGATAAAACCGTAGTGCGGGCCAGTAAGGTACCAGAAGAAGTGTATGTACCAACACCCACTTCCCATTCGTTGCTAGTCTGCCCAGCAATCGTATAAAACGTTGTGTTGCTATTACCAATTACGGCGAAGGATTGAAAGCCCGTAGCTGCGCCGTCAAGCGTAATAGTCCCCGTACCAGCCGTGGTAGTGGTTTCTTTAACGCGATCAGCTAATACTAGAGCCATATTGCATCCTTACTCATGCGTCTTCCGTTTCAATCAGCGCCCAGTTGGCGGTATCGGAATCGTTGATATTATGCCAGTCCGGAATCTGATTGTCATCAATAGTTGTCCAGAAATAATTAGAAACATTTCCAACATATCCTTGCGCCAACACACCCAATAGCCCATTGATGTGGATAACGCCAAATGTACCAAGAAGTCCTCTGGCTTCTACACCTGTCAGGGCGGGGGCATTACCGGATGTGACTGTACCAACTTGCCCACTAATGAACGTTGTATTAACTGGGCCTTCACCCCAACCGTACTCACCCCATGTACCTGAACCCCAACCGCCTTCCGCATTAAGCGCATTCTCGTGCAAAACACCGGTGGTGCCAAGCCCCCCAGAAGCACCGACCCCAGACAATTCAACAGACCTGTCGGAAGCCCCTCCGACCGAGCCAACAGCCCCCTCTGCGGAGACACTTGTTAAAGCCTGTTCAATGACAACATAAAATGTTATTGTGCCGACTGCCCCGGATGCCTGAACGCCGTTAAGAGCAACCTCAATAGTAGGCCCAACAGTTCCTACACTGCCAATTCCCAATACGCCAGTCTCAGCGCCAGTTTGTGTAACATCTACAGTACCAACTGCGCCAGAAGCCGCAACACCATTCAACCCTACAGACAGTGTATTAGTAACTGAACCAACTGCTCCCGTAGCCGCTACACCTGTTAGCGCATCGGTTTCAGCATATACAACTGTACCAACTTCGCCCGTAGCGGATACGCCCGTAAGAGCTAAAGAGCTTTCAACTCCAACTGTACCTACCGCGCCCGTTGCTGAAACGCTTGTTAATTCTATGGGTACAGAGACAGAAACTGACCCTACACTACCCGCAGCCAAAACTCCAGAAATCTCAACAGTAATGACTGGGGCTGCTGTTCCTACACTACCCGTAGCCAATGCGCCATTTACTGCAACATCAGAACTAACCGCCGTAACTGATCCTACCGCGCCAGATGCCTGAACGCCGGTAAGAGCAACGACTACTGTTCGCCCCGCAAGCGAGGCAAATGGCGCTTCGGCAAATGCGGAGATACCGAACATGGCTACTCCGGTGAGTTACCCCACCGGCCCTATTAGGTTGTAGCCAGACGAATCAAAGCAGTCGAAGTTGTATTCGCAGGCATTGTTAGGGTAAACGTACCAGCGGTAATTGTTTGTGAACCGAAGGTATGGACGCTCACCGCTTTATTGCTTTGCGTTGAGTTGTAGATCAACACGGCATCAAAAGCTGTAGACAATGTTACGCCGCTATAAGTAATACTGGCTGAAGGCGTGACAAATGCAACGCCCGCAGTAACAGAAGAATTAGTGGCCGTAGGAGGAGTTGCAAACGTAACCGCAACACCGCCCGCAGAGTAACCAGTGCCCGTCACTTCATTTGTAGTTGCGTAGGCGGTGGTAGATGCGTTGTACGTAGCCGTTGCCAAATACAAAGCAGCTTTGAACGCATCAGTTGCGCCAGTTGCACGAACGGGGGCAGTGCCAAAGTTATGGGTTGCGGTCATCAACTCGCCCATAAAACTTGTTGTCATTGCTTGGGTATTTGCCATGTTAGGCTCCTTAGTTAAAAGATGCCGCTTCAGCGGCTAATGTTACGGATTGTTTCAGGGCGACATGAGCAGAGCGGTGAACAAGTTCGCCATCCAGCCAGTATTCAACCCATGTTGTGTACTCGTTGTCATTATCAACGAAGCCTTCTTTTTTCTCAAGAAGAGATTCATCCATTTCGCCTTTGGTGGTTGTGACCAGTGCCATGTTTTCTCCTATACAAGTCTAATGAGTGCAGCCGTGCTAGTGTTAGCAGGCATCGTTACAGTGAAAGTGCCAGTCGATGTTATGTTATTTCCAAAGTCCAGAACACAGACAGCGCCATTAGCTCCGGCTTTATAAATCAACGCGCCACGAGCCGTAATTGCACCAGTCCACGCTGGGCTGGAAAAATTAACGTAAATGGTACTGCTGTTTGAACTAAGCGCAGTATTGACCGTTGCCGTTACTACCAGTCCACCAGCCGCATAATTGCCGCCGGAAGTTTCACCATCAGATGTGTAAGCCGTAGTAAGCTGATTCAAAGTAGCAGAATTGGTATACAGCGCCAAATAGAACGTGTCAGTTGAAAAATTCAACGTCCCGTTAATCAAGCCAGTCCGCAACGTATTGCAGGAATAATTTCCTGTGAAAGCCATTAGGTCACCGCCTGTCTATATTGACCAGAACGGTAAGCATCCTGACGCTCCATACCATCACCCAAACGTTTAGCTTGTGCAAGGGCTTCTTTGTATTTGCCATCATATAGGGCAAGCATGTCTGTTTCACCCTTCATATAGGTATAAGCCTCAACCAGTGAACCATACAAGAGCACTGTGTCAAAGTTATCACCTAACCATGAAGTGCCAGTTACGTTTGCCACTGTAGCTACGGGAACAGAAAACCCAGTCCCTGTACCGCCAATATCAGCAACTGCCGCTGACAGGGCATTACCTACTTTGTACAAACACCCGCCGTTACGAATAACAACCGATGTTACAGCACCACCACTTACAGTGATATCTGCAAAAGCGCCAGAACCACTACCGCCAGTCAACGGCACGTTGTAGTACAGACCATTGGTGTAGCCAGAACCACCTGTCAGTGTCCCAAAAGATGAGATCACCGCCTGCACAATAGACACAGGGTAGTAGTAGAAATGCAGTTCCGCTGTATACGCCGCATCAGGTGTTGGGCCAAGAATAAACGTCAACTCGTTTGTAATGACACTGCTTTGCACAGAGGGGCCAAACAACGCATAGTACTTTGGAATCCCAGTATCTGTAGTCGGATTGGGGAATGCCTGCCGAATGTAATTTACGTCTTTGTTTAACAAGTACTCGTAGTTACCAGACGCATCTATCACAGCCAAAGAATATGTAGCAAGATAGTCATCCGGAGCTTTGAGGTACTTGTTACCTGACGTGATGTTGCCAGTCATGTTCTTGCGAAGAGACGGAAACTGCACCGTGTTATAGATGCGTAATTCAGCTTGTTCAATGAACCGATTGATCTGTTCAGTAGGCGTAACCGTATCGCTGTTAGAAGCGGTAAAGTCCGGAAAGGTATTTTCCGTATACGACTGAATAGTATTGAACAGTTCAATGTAATTCATATCAAGCCATTGGGCCTCGTGACATCACGCCTTTGGTAGCACAGCCAGTACCGCGCATTTTAATACCAGAGGTCTTTGGTTCTTTGTATGGATCACGACTGATGTTACCAACAGACATGTTTACATCATTGGCGGTTAAACGATTGCCACCGTTATAGCCACTGTTCTTGATGTCCACACCCGCTTCGCCATTCATGTTGTGGGGCGGAGCATAGACGCTGGCATCACCAACTTCTTTGCCCATCATTTTTTTGCTAAAAGTTGCCATATCAACCGCCTTTTTTGTAGGTGAAGGAAGACTTCTTCTGGTTAGCCACTTTGGCTAGACCACGACCCAACTGCTTCATTTGCAGGTTGGTTTTACCGCCTTTGGCCAATTTGGTCATAGGCTGACCGGGATGCAGCTTCTTCTCGTGCTTGTGCACGGCTCCAGCTACCATCTTCTTGTCTTGTTTCAAATCTGCTTTGTCCATGTTCGACTCCTTATGTCGTTGTAACCGTAACTGTACCAAGTTCTATCGCTAACACCAAGTTATTTGGCGTTAAAAGTGTATCAAACCCACTTGCGCCGCCAACAGGGTTGTACCCCCATTGAAAGACTCGACTACCTTGCTCTGGATAACCAAACCCATCTTGAGTGGTGCTGTCCGTTAGCAAAATCTGTAGGCCACTTTGGCCAGAAACTTGGTAGCTCACATCGGGGCGCGGCTCACGCACAGCTTGCGGATCATTAACTGGATACATACCCAGTTGCAACTGTGGCTGATCGGGATCCCAACATGCGGGGCAAACCTTGACCTTAAATGGCTTAGTCTTGACTACCTGTGTCTTTAATTCCTTGAGCATGTACCTCTGCGCACAACGGTCGCATTCAGCAATTGCATGCTTACCGGAAGCAAACCGATTAGGCATAGAACAAATTCCTTGGCACAAACCTCAACGGAGAGGTATCGCGGTCTTCTGACTGCGCCAATTCCCACTGCTGTTCGTACTCGGCCTTTAGACCCATCACACGGTTTGGATCAACATCTGGCAGCTTCATGCTCAACAGATAAGCCAGTCCTGCCACCATGCAGGGGATAAAACGGAATGGAATGTCTTGGACAGTTACACCAGAGCCAGCGTCCTGAATACGGCGCATGCGGTAGTACACAAACATGTACTGGTCACCGGGAGCATTGGGTGTAGGCCACACATTGATTGCTGGAAGATTTTGTACAGTGATAGCCGCGCCGGTAGTATGCGCCGCAGCAGTTGTGCCGTTCTGTCCACGAGCGCAGTTAAGCAACTGGTTGTTTACAGGGTCTATGTTGGGGTAACTGATGGTCTCATTATCAATCTTGATAAATCCAGCGGTGGTCAAACCGTCCACATTAGACAACGTGATTGTGGTGGCTGTAGATGAAATGGTTCCGTTAAGGGTAACCGTAGTGCTGTTTTCTTGGCCGGACTGGCGGTTGTACCAGACCTGAATTGGGCGACCTTGTGCCAACTTGTTTGGCAGACTCATGTAGGTCGATTCTGAAATACCGCTGATGTTGATGTCGATCTGGTTAGATGTGGCGTTACTTTGGCGTATAACCATGTCTAGGAGATTGATTGTGTCCGTAGGCATGGGGTAGATAGCCTGACCCGTCACCATTGGAATCTGGCCCTGTTCTACAGTCCAGAAGTTTAGACCACGGTTTGCCCACTCAATCGTCAGCAGGTTCAACGACCGACGTGCAGTGCGGAAGTTGTAACCCGTGCGAAGTTCTTGACCACAACGCTCAAACGCCTCCTCAATGAGGTCGTTCATGTCGAGATCAAAAGCTGTGGTTCCGGTGGTCTTAGCCATTATCTATACCCTGCGGTTTTCTTTGCAATTGTTTTGGGTTGGGCTACAAATTGTTTTCCGGCGGCTTTTCCTGCCCGCTTGGCTTTGGTCGTCGCAGCGTACTCAGCAGGGCTGAGACTTTTGATCGCAGCACTTGGAAGGTATCTTTCACCAGTGTCAGAAGATTTTTTACCACTTTTGGTTCTCCATTTTTGGTCGCCCCAATCCTTCAATGATTTTTGAGGCGCTTTCAATCTCGATAACCCCCGCCAGCCGCCTTGTACTTCTTGGCAACAAGCTGTGCTTTACGCGCTGACCACTGACCTGCGCCAGTGCCCTGCGTTGCTGCGGCTTTTACCTGCGACACAATCCGCTTTCGCAGACTAGGCTTCGTGTAATTACCAGCGGCGTTTACCTTACCACCCTCTTTGAACTGGGTGAAATCAGTGTCATCCCGCCGCGCTTTTGTCTTAGCGCCGGGCATTTTTGAGGGGCGAATTGCGCCCATACCACGGGATGGCATCATAATTTAACAGGCGTAACCGCCGCCTTTCATGGTGATCATAGTACCGCGAGTCTTGCCCTTGGTAGCAATACCATCAGCACGGGAAGAAGCGGAGCTAACCTTACCACCTTTTTTCATGGGTGCGCCAGCAGCTTGTTTCTTACGCTTTTCCTCATCGTCTGATTGGGCATCACGCGCAATTCCGGCGGGCAACAAACCCAAGCCACCTTTTGCCGCCAGTTCGCCCATCAAGCCTTTGCCTGTCATTACTCCCGCTAAAGGGGATACATCACCTATTTCGATTCCCATAATTACACCATCTTTCCACGAGTTTTACCGCGCTGGGCGATGCCGTCTGCACGGGATGAAGCAGAAGAAACTTTGCCGCCACGTTTGTATGAGCCAAGTACATCGTCGCCACCCGGTGCGCCTTTTTCAGTTCCACGACTACCGCCCGCGCTTCCGGGTTCACGGTCATCATTGAAAACCATTTTTTCTTTTTTAATAGACACATCGCCCCCTTTAGCATAGCCGCGCTGACCACGAACTGCGTCACGCGGGTCTTTTTTCTCAGGCGCGTATTCAGTAGTAGTCAAAGACTTTGTATACGCTTTGTCGGTGGCGTCTTGCATTTTGCGGTCAGCCATTTCTTCCCGCGCTTGTTTTTCTGCTGGACTCATTTGGGACTCCTTAGATCAGCAAGTTTTGCCGCCCTTTTTCATCACGCGGGAACCAATGCCACCGGGGACACCAGAGCCAGCCATTTTGATTTGCGTACCCTTGGTCTTGCCTTTGACAGCAACACCGTCTTTGCTAGGAGCAGCAGTTTTAACTTTGCCCATTGCAGATGCAGCCATGCCACCTTTGTTCATGAAGATAGGCACTTTTTTGCCGTCTTTCATTTTCATGGGCATGCCGCCTTTTTTCATATTAGAAGCCATAGTATCACCACCTTTTGAAAATTTGCGGTTCTTGTCCGCGTTAGAAAATTCTTTGCCCACGGACTGTGGGACTCCTACTTTCTTAGCAAACGATGGATTGTTGGCCACCGCCGCCATGAAATTGTGTTGTTTCTTGCTAACCGAGGGCACTGCGTTGCTCCTTCATGAAGTCGTCAATTTTGCTCTCAAGTCGGTCTAATCTAGCCAGTACCCGGTCAATATCGTTGTGAACATCAGACTTGGTTACGTATTTCTCAGCATTCTCTTCACGAGTTTTGCTCAACAGAATACTCAAGCGTTTCACTTCATCGTGAGACGCCTTCACCCAAAACATCAGCAGTGCCGATGCAAAGGAGAGTATTACGTTCCAGACCATGAGTTCCATATCAGCAGTTCCAAGCCCGCAAGGACTTATTGATTCGTGAATCCGGATCGTTTGCCGTCTTCGCGCTGGTTAGCTTCTTTTTCATGCCGCTCATCCTCGCACAGAAAGAGTCTCGCCGGGAGCCGCCTTCTGGCTGGGGACGTTTCAAGTTCATGCCTTGCGCTTTCGCAGAGGCTCGGCCTTTGGCGTTCAAGCCGCCCTTCTCGGACTTGCCTTCTTTCCTCTGCCATGCTGGTGACTTAGCCATAATAAATCGTTGCCGTTACAGAATTACCAAGGCCAACGTAAACACCGTTGGGGCAATAAATACCTTCGCCGGGAATCCTGATTGGTAAGCCTACCGTGCTGAATGTGTCCAATTCCAACAACAAAGTTGTGTACATAGTCACGTTGCCAGATGCACTAGCGGTTGTAGAAGTTACAGTAAACACGTTTGCATCTGTGACCGTTACTGCAAATACTGCATCTCTTG